CCAAGGGCCTACCGTGTCCTTGTTTTTTTATAAATATAAGCTAAGAAAGTAAAACTTGAAAAATTAAATTTGTAGTGTAACGTTATCAGTGTCCGTCTCTCATATTCTTTGCGATAGCGGGAGGAGCTTTCAAAGCTATGCTTAGTTTAGTTGTGTTCTCCATCTTGTCTTGTACTATCTTAGCAACTTCTTCTGCGTAGTCGTGATCTACTTCAACCACCAATTGGTCGTGAACTTGAGCCACTACCCAACCTCTTATACCCTTACTTTTTAGCTCTCGATTTATAGCGATAGCAGCTCTGTTAACTATAGAAGCAGCTAGACTTTGTATCTGATAGTTTTTGGCGTTGTTTAGTCCGTTAACGTAATCTCGACTAACGCTCTTGACTTCTGCTACTCCGAACTTCCTTTCGAGGTCCTTTTTAATCTCCCAATTCAGTATAGCGTCTCCGATGTTATCGAATATCTTTTTTACCTTCGGAAGGTGTCGAATTCTTCCTACTTGGGTTTTTACGTAGCCTTCGATCTTTGCTTGCTTTTCTGAATTTTCCATCCACTTCTTAAGTTCTGGAAACCCATTGAGGTAACCATCGACAAGCTTTTTTGCCTCTTTGGTAGAAACATTGATATTCTTACCTAGAGCGTACGCTCCCATTCCGTAAGGTATACCCAAAGCGTAAGCCTTAGCTTTATTCCTCACCGCTGGAGCCTGCTTTCTCAGAAAGTTCTCGGCCTTCTTGTCTGGAGAATACTGGTCAAGTTTCTCGGTCTTTATAGCAATGGTAGAATAAAAGTCCCAATTGTTCCTAAATATGTCCTTCAATCCTTCGTCTCCGGATACGTGAGCGAACACGTGAGGTTCGAGAGACTCGTAATCGCAGTCTATGAAAACGTTTCCTTCTTCTGGGATCAAGAAAGCTCTAACAAGGTTGGTGTACTGTATAACCACTTCATCGTCCTCTCCCTCTTCTTTGGGCCTAGGCAACTGTTGCATATCAGATCCGTACCTACCAGATACGGTGGCGTGTTGCTTGTAATAAGGATAGTACTTACCTTCTTCTTGTCCGTAAAGGAACCTATCGATGTAAGTTGATTTTATCTTTAAAAGCCTGTTATAGATTCTCAAATTCTTCGCCCACTCGTGTTCTTTTGCCAACTCTTGTATGTAATCATCGTCAAACTGCGGTTTGCCTTTTGCTGTAAAGGAAGATGGTTCAAAACCCATGGCATCGAAAACTATTTGACCCAGTTGATCCTTCGATTGGATATTGAAATACTGTCCGTCGTTAGTTTCTTTCCACAGGGAAACACATATGTGGTTTACTATGCTCTCAGATAGTTGACTTTCGCGACCATCTATGAGAAACGGTTTGACTTCGTGGTCTGGAAGAGAAAGTATTTGGGTGTTATTTACATTGTACTTACCTGTCTTCTCTGACTTGGGAATGTCTAGATCGAAGTGAGCAATCAGTCTTTGAACGAATTGACCTTTGTTTGTGGGAGGAAATTCCTCTTTCGCTCTACTTATTATCCACCTCTTGACCCTAACGTCTTGGATGAGACCCTGAGTCACTAGGGCAGCGTATTTCTCCATTTCCTTAGCGATATCTTTGCTTGCATTTTCTAAGAGGGGCATATCCAGACTAACTCCAGATTCTTCCATTCTGATAGTCACCTCCTTATAGAGAGGCATCACTTCGTCTTCAAAGAAGAATTGCGTAAGACCTTCTGTATCTAGTTGTTTGCAATAGTGATTGTATATCCTCAGGGTGAGATCAGTGTCAGCTGCAGCGTACTCAGATAGGATTTCAAGGTCGGCTTTCCATATTTCGTAGCTCTCTTTAGTGATAGAACCTCCGTTCTTCTTTATTGACTCCTTCAGTTTCAATTGCTCTTCGTTAGCTGAAGATTTCACATCGAGTCCTATTTCAGACTGTATTGCCATAGCAATCTCTTTAAGACCGAAAGGCTTGCCGAAAAAGAAACCCGGACCCTCTTCGTTGAGGGTGTGAGCAAGCAACACTGTGTCGCAATGGAGACTGGGCATTAGATCTACTCCGTAAAAGTTCTTTACGAACCTACCGTCGAAAGAAAAGTTGTGAGCAATTATTTTTTTACCCTCAAGCTTTTTCATCACAAACTTTGCAAGGTCGTGAGAACTCTTACCTGCTATCTCTGCGTTAGCTAGTATTTCTCCGTTCCATACCATAGTAGGCATGTAATAACCCACTCCTTCTTTACCAGAAACAGAGAAGCCTATTATACTACCCTTTCTAGGATTCAAACTATTTGTTTCTGTATCGAAAGCTATCACATCGTGTTCGTTCACGTGACGAACCATGTCTTCGAACGTTTCCCTTGTAGTAACAGTAACGTACTTCTTTTCTATCATAGATAGGAATTTACCCAATCGGGTTGATTATTGGACTTTTTCCAACCGAGTCCTTTGTTTTTAACTTTGTCCTTAACGTAAAAAACTTTATAAGCAACGACTGTATCTTCGTTCTTGTATTCTTCTGGCATACACTGGGGAGGGGGAGAGAATCCCTTATCTGGTAAAGACGGTTCGTTTTGTTGCAACCAATTCAATACTTCGCTTGTTCTATGGGGGTTGCCGTATCTACGAGTGAACTCCTCGCAAATCGCCAAACCGTGACGAACTAACCAGCGATAGTGTTGTATTGATTCTCGAGTCCACTTAGTCGAAGGATGATTGACGTGGGCTCTCTTGTAAGGAGCAGTACCTCCAGTTTCCCAGTGAGCAGTAGAAAGCATCTGGGCAGATTCTATTTGCATCTTAAGTATGTGCTGATCGCACAGCTCTCTAGCTGCCTTCTCCGGATTCGGATCTACGTAAAATATGTTCATAACCTTTTGTTTTTTTGTAGGGAACTACTTTGTTGAGTTTCCTTCTTCTTCTATCGCAACCGCAATCTTCTTTACCCATCCACCTAGCTAATATACTAGCCAACTTGTCTATACGAAAAAAATGGGTGATGGTGGCAATCGTATCTCCTAATCCTTCACTCGACTTTTTTATTCTCTGTTTCTGCATTCTTTATAGCTTCTTTTGAATAAAATATCAAAGCCATAGACGCTATTTGACTCCAAATCGCGTTAATTTGTCTTTTTGTATTAATTATGTAATACCACTGATAAATTTGTAATACTCCTAGAAATATAATCACTCCAAAATAAAGCTGTTCTGTGGTAAGATTGATAGTCATGTTTTTTTACAAAAGAAACGCATAAAACACAGCTATAAAAGTATTATTTTTCGGTGTTTTTCGTAGCTCTACCGATCTTTTTCGTTCTTTTGCACAATCTTCTTATTCCCTTTAATATGCACGGGTTCGTAAGGGCAGTGTCTACACCCATTTCCACAACAGAAAGAACGGCGAAGGTGGTACTTTTCAGTAAATACCACCCTGCCGTTTTCCAAGTAATAGTGAATTCCCTCTAAAAAATCTTTATTCTTTATCTTTTATTATTTTACTGGACATGCGCCCGTTGCACAATCTTCTAGTTCAAAAGAATCTTCAGCCACATCAACAGAGGTTATTGGTCGAACTTTACTAACCATTTCTTCGTATTGCTCTTTCGTAATAGTTTCGTATGGAGCTTGATCGAATCCATGACCGTAATACAAAAGGAAAGAAACAGTTTTCATTTCGTGTCTAAAGTGATTCTTAAGATATTCCTTAATATCTTCGATGTCCTCTTTTCTGTAATACACAGTGCAACTGACTGAGTTATCGGACCACTCTGATTGCATTCTCCTAATCATATCCATCTGTGTTTTCCAATCGTAGTCTGCTGCAACTGGAGTAGATTCGGGAACTTTGCAAGGGAAAGACACGACCATTGTAGAATGATCTTCTGTTCCGTCAAATTTTCTTTGGTATTCGATGTGATATCCATGCTTTCTACAAACTTCTATCAAAGGAGAGTGTGTAGATATGCGAACTCTTCTGATATAGAAAGGGCCTGCTGGATTCGGATGCACACCTGGAGTTACTCCTGCTAGCAAACTAAGAGTGCCTGAAGGTTTAACTGTTGTGAGTTTGATGCTCTCAGGAAACCCTTTTTCTCCTGAATACCACTTATCGTATCCTCTGAGCCACGTGTAAGCGTCTTTCAACCAACTCCTCTGCTCTTCGGTAGCTTGAAGTATACCCGTCATACCTATACCCATTCTCATGTTCTTGTTCACTATAGTCTCTGTCTCTTTCAATGAGCAGTGGAGAGCGAGAGAGTGTTTGTTCATGCGATAAGCGTAAATCAAAACCTCTTTGAGCTCTTCGTAGGTTTCTATGTTCGGGAGGTAGACTTCTGCCAAGCAGCAAGTTTCGTGATTTGCGAGAGATTGCTCAGCACAAGGATTGAAACCTTCTACGTCTGGATCGGGATATTGAGTCTCTCCTGTACGACCTACAGCTCTTGAAAGCTCCAAATTGATGAGACCGTAAGGCTCTCCTTGATTGTAAGTGTCCCAAAACTCCTTAGGCAGATCTTCTAGGTTTTCGGGAGCTACTATAGAGTTGTTACTCATAGCTCTCCAGTTAGGAATAGTTCCGAGGTCCCATCTTTTGGCTTTCAGATATTCCAAATCATCGTAATCCCCGATAGCAATTTGAGCTGACCTTCGTACGTTACCGGCTACCACCACAGAACCTATGATATTCATGATATCCAAGCAATCTACTGGTCTTAGTTTTTTATTTGCTCTCGAATTTAAAATCCTGTTTATCTCTGCGATACCATTACAGAGATCTTCTGGGCCAGAAGCTGTTCCTCCGAATCCCTTTATTGGAGCGCCCTTTGATCTGATCAATTGAGTGGAATAACTGAATCCTTCGCCGCTATAAAAGTGTGACTTTAAAACTTTTCCAAGTAGTTTAACCCAACCTTCACGAGTATCTGGAACGATGTAGTCTGCGTCTTTTACGTCTTTTCTCTCTATCTTTACTTTGCTCTTAAGTTTGGTTAGTTGGTATACGTTGTGCTTTTGGATATTATATCCCACTCCCGAACCCAACATAAGCATTTCGAAACTCCAAGTAAAGGGTCTAATGGGCTCGTTGACAGTAACAAAAGCGCAATTTTGCAAAGAAGGTAAACCCAACTTATCTACAGTTTTAGTACCCAATTGCCACATAAACCTACCAGCAGTAGAGAACTTCAGCTTCATCCTCAACTCGTAATACCTCTTCTTTTCTTCCTCTGTAAACCCAACTTTAAGTTGTTTCTCAGCGGCATCTAACTCTCTTAAAATAACTTGAGAAAACTCTTCTGTCTTTGAATTTTGATCGTCTTCTTTTATACGTCTAGCGTAAGTTCTTTTGAAGGTTATGTAGCCTATTTCTCCCCAAGGAGTTTTCACTTCATTGTTTGCCAAGTCTATCATTGTTTTATTTTTTACAGTACAGAGCCCAAAAATCTAACCTATTTTAGTAGTTAGATTTTTTAATTATTGTTTGTGTTTAGATCGATTAGCGACCTTAAGGGTAAATAAAAAACTTTATTAAGCTCTTGGGGGAGCAGAAGGTTTTTCGTTGAGAGAAGCGTTGAGGTTAGCAGAATAGTTAGGATCCCTCGTCACATCTTTGCTATTTTTCCTAGCCAAATCGTTATCGTACTTAACGGGTTCGTTTTTAACGGCCAGGTTAGATTTGTCTTTGTAAATATCGACTAAATTTGGCATTTTCTTGTATTTTACTCTAATAAATATCTTACTTTTTATTTTAACTCGCCATGAGTTTAAATTTTTTGGCTAAATCCTGTCTCTGCTCCATACTAAAAGACTTGTTAAAAGATAGGTTTCCTGTCTGCTCGGATTCGTTCACTAGATCGTCTTCGTCCATAGCCTCTTTGCTTATGTCAATGTGTCCATTAGAGGTATTTATCTTGGCGGAATAAGTCATTCCATCGCTTCCGTACCTGTTCTTCATGACGTGTATCCTACCAGTGCCGTTCACTTTATCTTGTCTCTTTCTGGACAGAGACATAGCGAAATCTGCTATCATCATCTTGTTGTAAGAACCAGCGGCTTTATCTCCCTCAATCACATCGTCCTTTGCGCCTGCTCTATTGACTTGACTTACAGTCCAAATGGGCAGCTTGAGTTCTCTCGCCATACCCTTTATGGAAGCATAAATATCATCTATTTCGTCTTTTCTCTCAAAAGACTTACTTTTTGATTTTAGCAAGTCTATGTAATCGATTATGACCAGATCGGGAGACGTTCCAAGATCTTTACACTTTTGTATGTGAGCCTCTATAGTGGAAGCTGTGGCTTTGCCCATAGCGAACTCCTTGATAATCAGTTTTCCCGGCAACTTAGAAATTATGCTTTCCACCTCTGCTCTGTGCTCTGCTACTTTTTGTACTTCGTATCCGCTAAACAATGCATCGTACCTTCTGCCTACGTAGTCCTCAGAGAGCTCCAGTGTGTAATGGCATACGTTGAATCCGGCTGCTACTGCTGTGGCTCCTATATTAACGAGCATCCAAGACTTTCCTCCTCCAGGATTTCCAAAAACTAGACCAAGATCACCGCTTCCAAGACCTCCCATTAACAGTTCGTTAACGTGATCCCAGTGAGTTGGGATTGCGTTGCGCTGCTCTTCTCTATACCTCGTTTCTATGTCTTTATCGTACTCGTGACCGATATTCTTCTCTTGTCCAGCTTTCAATGCCTTGTCAATCTTGTAACGAATGTCATCGAACTTTCCCTGACCGAGTAGATCTACTGATTCGAGTAGCGCTTTCTTAAGTTGTTGGTTAATACAGAAGTTAGAAAACTCAGTTTCAACGTAATCCCTATCGTCGTTAACCGCTTTGAAAGCCTCTTTTAGTTGGTCAGCTACGCTTACCTTTAGTACCTCGTTGTCTATCTTTTTGAGTTCTATTGAAAGGAACTCTGCTTTGGGATTAGCGTGGTACTTGTAATAGTACTTCAATACATTTTCAACAATCCACTTGTGAGCAGGGTTATCAAACTCGTCAGGATTCAACACGTCGTGGATGTTCTGCAAGAACTCCTTGTGACGAAGAAGACTGGATAGAACTTTGATTTGGAAAGCCTGGCCGTACTCGTGCAAACTTCTTAATACTGTCATAACTTTTTTATTTGTAATGGCTTAACGTTCTGAACCTATCGAAAAGCCACTGGTTAACATTGACTATGCTCGAACCCAAACTATCTTCGTTATACAACTTAATAAAATCCATAGTATTTAGGGACTTTTTTGGGTTAGATATTACTGATTGTAAATATTCCTGATCTTGTTCGGAAATATTTGGTTCGAGTAAGTTCATCAGTTTTTCGTTTATCAGAATTTGATGTTTGAAGTTACCTACGTCTTTGTACTTGTTTCCATTTTCCTCTTCGCACTTTTTCAGCATTTCTTCTATTGAGAAACGTCTTTCTTCTATCATTTCGGGAAACATCTTACTAAAGGTTTTAGCAGCAATACCTTTGACACCAGGTACGTTATCTCCCTTGTCTCCGATCACAACTTTTTGATTCAAGAAGTTTACTGGAGAAACTCCGTACTCTTTCTTGACAGAGTGAGGATCCATGAACATTTTCTTTTTTGGTGAATAAACTGTCACCTTCTCGTTCACTAGTTGCAAGTAATCCCTATCAGTGGATACTATTATCACCTCGTTATCGAATTGCTTGCTCATGTAACCTATCACATCGTCTGCCTCTATTTTATCTACCGAAACCATATCGACAGGCAAACACTGAAGGTAATCTACTAGTCTTACGATTTGGTTTTTTATAGCCTCTGACTCTTCTTTTTGATTCTCGAAAATGTCCCAGTTAGTGATCCTGGTTATGCCCCTGTTCGCTTTGTATTCGGGATATATGTACTTCTTGTTCGTAGAGCTTCCTTTGCCATCGAACACGAGGATCACTCTGGTAGGCTTTATGGTGTTAACGTAAGAGCCCAAGCTCCTTAAAAATCCCGTTAGTCCACCGATGTGAGAACCGTAGTAATTAACGTGACGTATCATGGAAAAGGCGCTTATGAACACGTTCAGCGAGTCTACTATCATGACTCTGCTATTTACGTTCATGGATGTAACAGACTCGTTTTTCAACGAATCGAAGATTTTTCTTTGCTGTTCGTTCATTTTTTTAATTTTCTACTAGATCTTCTGTCGCAAACATATCTGTCCTGAACTCTTCCTCTTCTTCGATGACATCGAAGGTCTTACTACCAAGCACTTGAATCCACTGGTGACTGTACTTCTTCTTGTAATCCTCCAAAGCCTTCTTATCGTCGTTAATGAAACCGTGAACAGTCATGATGACTTTAGTTACAGCAGTGACACCAGTTACGTGATTCTTATCGCAACTAACTTTGGTACGCTTGGCAAATTCGATCTCCTTACCGTTCTTTGTTGCTTTGATCTTATTGGTGCCAGCACGAGCTATGTTACCGAAAGTGATGACCATTGAAGAATCAAAATACATGGTATTGCCACCTTTATTATTTAGAGTAGGTTGGCCCATTGGGTTGTCGGGCTTGGCTACCCAAACCTTGTTGATTGCTACGAAGGTATTGGTGTAAGGTTGGCTCTCTTTCCTACTGAGCACTATCCTTTGATTGATGAAATTACCAAACTGTTGAGACATTGCTCCTGCATTCCACTCGTTGTTGTTAGTAGACTTCTCGATACTCATCCTACAAGGAATAGAACCAACAGAGTCCCAGAAGAAGCAGAGATTGTACGGAAGCGATCCTTTCTTTTGCTCATCAAGTATATCAGCAATGAATGCAGCTACGTCCTCGATGCACTGGAGCTTCTCTCGATCGATGAAAATAAAGAACCCCTTATAGTCTACTACTTCTCCTGTATCTGGATCTGCGACGGATTCGAACTGAAGTCCCATCTCTTTTGCGTGCTCCCAACTCCACTTCATCTCAGTGATGATGAACACTGGAAGTATGCCCATTTTTTGAGCGTTAACGGCCGCTTCCAAAAGAGCTGTAGTCTTTCCAGTGTCTGAGTGACCTCTCAGTAGCGTTATGTGACCAACAGGTATGCCAGGTATTTGCAGAGCATCTTGAAATGCGCTCGACATTGGTATCCAAGTTTGGTTTTTGAACTTTACAGAAGTCGTCGATAGGTTTTTTGTTTTCTTGAAACTGTCTAGGTTAAACGATCCTTTAATAGCGTTCGCTACGGATTCGTTAAGACTTGCGTCTTTATTTTGCATAATTTTGTAGTTTAAAAAACCCTCCGAAGAGGGTTTTGTTTTTAAATCTTGAAGAGATCGTCGAAGTTGTCGTCTACGACTTTTTTACTTGTGTTCAGTGAGAACTGCTTTGGGGATTCTTCAGCAGTTTCTTCGACGTGATCGACCTGCTGTTTCAATTCCTCTTCAGGATTGAGGTGCGATTCTAGAGCGGATTTCATTTCGTCGTAGGACCACCTTTTGAACAAGTTCATAGGATCTGGTTGGTTTTCCAGCCAAGTCTTTACCTTCTCAGCATCTTTGGAAAGCTCGGAGATTTTTACGCTAATCCTAACAGTGGATGTGTTGTACATGAGACCCGTTGTCTCTTTGCTGTGAGTCTCTACGATCATGTCGCGACCTTGAACGGGATCTGTGAAATCTCCAATGTCTTCGTCCTCGAAGAACTTCAAAAGCTCCATGTAAGTCTGCTTACCAAACTCCCACAAACGCACGCCCCTGTCTTCTTCTCCTCGAACTACTACAGGAACAAACACTCGAAGACGAGGCTCGAGCTTCTTAGCTGACTGCCAATCGCTGGTCTTTCGAAGCTGTTGCGCAAACTCTACGATGGGATCCTTTTCTCCGTAAGATACGGGACTAAGCATCATCTTGTTGTTGATACCGTAGTGAATTTGTAACTCTCTGAAAGGATTGTCCTTGCTGTAAGCGCTAGGAACGATTCTAACTTGGTGTTTTCCCACTGCGGGGCGCCAAAGGTCTTGAGAGACTTCCTTCTTTTGGCCTTTTGGATTCTGTAACGACGCCAGTCGTTGTTTTAGTTTTGAAAGATCCATGTAACTGTTTTTTTATGAAATTACTAAATTATCCGGAAGAAAAAAATAATATTACAAAGTGATTATCTTGTGGATAAGGGTGTTGAGCTTTCTAAAATCTTCTCCCTGCGTCAAGAGAATGCTATTCTTGTAATCCTGCCAATTTACCTTGTAATTGGGATCCAAAACTTGGTTGTTCAAGGATCGTATGAGACAGTTAAGTGCGTTTATGGTGTAAAGAGTGTTTGACTCTTTTTTTCTGTGTAGCAGTATTGTATTCGGTAGTATAGTCTTTGCTCTATCGTCCAAATCAACGTTATACGTACACAGGTACTCGTCAGATTCGGGAGATACTAACACGAATATTTTACCGTAGAGTATATTATACTGGGAGGTTATTTCATCAAGTCTCCTATCAAGGTTTTGTTTCGGAGAGAAAGTGCAAAATAGTTTGTTGGCCATATCAAGGTCTTCGTAGTAATGCTGCTGCGCTTCAAAATCAATCGTTTGCGTGCTACTAATAAATACGCTCATTTTATCTTAATTTTTACTTTAAATCGTATGTTTTACCGTATTTGTGCTTAACTATCATGCCTTCTTGCTCCAAAATGGACTTAATTCCCGCTAGTGCGCTCTGTCCGTCGGTGACGCTAAAGTCTATTAAGAAAGCATCGTAGCTAACCAAAACTAACTGCGAGCTCTTATCAGATAGGTAATTTTTTATACTATTGATAATTTTAACATTTTTCAGCGTCTCGTAGTTTTGCACGATGTAGTTAAACAACTTTGACCTTGTCATTTCCCTATCGTACTTTACGGTTCTCCCAAAAGGAAGCTCGTAAACTTTATCGCTTCTATACCTCTTGTGTTGCTTGTCTACGTATTCGGTCATGCTCTTGAAAAAAGGCAGATTTTCGAATCTCTCTTCTACGCTACCATATAGCTGTTTGAACGTAAGCCTCTTGGACTCTTGGTACTCATCTTCTGTTAGTTGCTCTTTGTTAAAGTACTGCTTTCCGAACTGCGAGTGAACAGGTTCTTTAGATAGAGTGGATCCCAAAAGCTCTGCTATCAACCTTGGGTGATAACCGTCAAAATCAAACTCTACAAAAAAATCTTTCTTGGGAACTACTAACGATCTAGCCTGTTCTGTTTTTGGTATTGATAGAAAATTAAATCCATTGAAAGCGTTGGTAGGTCTACCAGTTAGATTGTAAAGGTTATAACTAGAATACACCAATTCGTCTTTCTCAAAGAAGCAAGGCGCACCTATCCCAAAAAAACCAGAATATTTTTCTGAGAACTTTATGCCTTGACTTTCTACGTATCTGTAAGATTCGCATAGTTGATCGTAGAAGTCTAAGTTGCTTTCTAAGCCAAAGAACTGTCTAACGAGCTCGTATAGACACTCAGCAGATTCGTAGTGTTTTGATATAGGAATAATTTTATTAACTTCTTTATCTAACCCAAAACGACTATAAAAACCTTTTTTAGTCAACGGATCGCAATCGAACTTAAGCAATTCGTTAGTCCTATCGAGTATTGTAAAATTAACATCTATAAGTTGCGAGTGATCGAAAAAATAAGAATGGAACTTCTTATCAAGCACGTACACCCTTTTGTGAGACTCTACAAACTGCTTAACTTTTTCGAACTGTATAGAAAAAGATTCTGAGTGGTCAACGCACAGAATATATCCTTTTTTACCGTTGTTGTAATATACCAACAAAGGGTTTGCTAGTAATGGATGGTAGTTATCATTATTAGTTATCAAGTTTACAAAACACTCCTCTGATGGATCGAGTTTTCGTAATTGCTCTTCTGTTTCTATTATGAAATACACCTTTCGTAACCTTTTAAGCTAAAATACTTAGAAAAGGATACGCATAAAAATTTTATTACTCTGTGGGTCTTGCAAACTTAGCGTAGTCTTCTCCTATGAATTCTTTCAATCCAACGAAAGTTTTAGAAGCGGTTTCTATCAATCGCTTATTAGTATCTATTATCCCCGCTCTAGTATCATACTGCGATACTCTTTTATTGTTCAGAGGTCCCGTTAATTTCCAAAGTATATCAACTGTTTGAATAAATGATATATCATATAGAGCAGTTCCATTCTTTATAGATAAATAC